GTATTACTAAAACTTCTAAAAGTAATGACGAATGGTTGATGGAAATTGGTCAGAGTCGTATTAGGGCATTACCTTTGGGTGATGGTGAAAAGCTGCGTGGTTTTCGTTTCCATAGAATTATTATTGACGAATTCTTATTGATGCCAGAAAGAATTTACAATGAGGTTATTGTACCGTTCTTGTCAGTTGTAGAAAACCCTACTCAACGTGATGAGTTATATAAACTGGAAACAATCTTGATTGAAGAAGGCAAAATGCAAGAGTCTGAAAGATATGTTTGGCCTAACAATAAATTGATCGCTCTTTCATCTGCATCTTATAAATTTGAATATTTATATAAATTATATACTCAGTTTGAGCATTTAATAACTCTAGAAGAACAAAAAGATAGGGCTTCTAGATGTATTATGCAGTTTAGTTATGATTGTGCGCCAAAGCAATTATATGATGAAAACTTAATTAATCAAGCAAGAGCTACGATGAGCCAATCTCAGTTTGATCGAGAGTTTGGAGCCATATTTACTGATGATAGCTCAGGTTATTTTAAAACCAGTAAAATGGCTTTATGTACAATTCCTGATGGAGATTTACCATGTGTTGAAGTCAAAGGTGATTCTGATTCAGAATATATATTGGCATTTGACCCGTCATGGTCACAAACAGAAAGTTCAGATGATTTTGCAATACAAATATTAAAGTTACATCCTGATACTCAAAAAGCTACATTAGTTCACAGCTACGCTTTATCAGGAACCTCTCTTAAACATCATATCCAATACTTTTTATTCTGTTTAGATAATTTTAATATTGTTGCTGTTTCTGGTGACTATAATGGCGGTGTGCAATTTTTACAGGCTTGTAATGAGAGCGATACTTTTAAACAAAGAAATATCAAATTGCAAACTATAGAAGTTCCTTTTGATAAGCCAGAAGAATATCAAAACGATCTACATAACTATAAATCTCAATATAATAAAACTGATTACAGATATGTATTCTTACGTAAACCTACCTCTGGTTGGATTCGTCAAGCAAACGAATTGCTGCAAGCCAATTTAGATCACCAAAGAATTTATTTTGCAAGTAGAGCTATTGATGAAAATTATACAAAACAAAAAGGAAAAAGTATCAATATTGAAAAAATTAAATTTTTAAGAAATGCAGAAGAAACTAAACAGAGCGCTGCCGCTAAAATGATTGATTTTATTGAGCACCAATCCGATATGATCAATTTGACAAAGAATGAGTGTGCTTTAATTCAAATAACTACAACTGCTCAAGGAACGCAGACATTTGATCTACCTCCAAATCTAAGGCGTCAAACAGGTCCAGATAAAGCAAGAAAAGATAGTTATTCTGCTTTAGTTTTAGCTAACTGGATGACAAAAATATATTTTGATGCTCAACATCATAAAGTTGAAGATATAATAGAAACTTTTGAACCAACGTTTATAATGTAATAAAAGTAACTTTAAAAGTCACTTTATAAACTTTGTGTGTAAATTATTTTACCATGTCCGACAAAAGAAAGTATACAAAAAGATCAGATTACTGGAATAAATTCAAGCAGGGCGAACAGCCTCTTGAAAATATGCTGTATTCAAGTCAAGCAAAATCAGAATATGAGCCGCAATTAATAGGCGAGTCTTTTTATAATTATGAAAGCAAAGCATATTCTAGAGCTGGCAGTGGATCCGAAACAACCCAAAGTAGAAGAAATAATGCTGCGATTGGGCCAAAGATTTTTAAGTATACAAATATTCGGGCAGGTTTACTGCCGTACGAATACGGTATTGACGGTGTTAATGTTAGAGATGCTATTGAGCTTTGCCAAAAAGCATATTGTAATGTTTCTATTTTTCGTAATGCAATTGATATGATGGCAGATTTTGCCAATTCTACTGTATACCTTGAAGGCGGCAGCGTCAAGTCTAGGCAATTCATTGAGGCATGGTTTAAAAAAATTAAAATTTGGCGTTTAAAAGATCAATTTTTCCGTGAATTCTACAGAAGTGGTAATGTTTTCTTATATACTATTGATAGTAAATTTAATGTAGATGATTTTGCAAAAGTACGTAACTTTGGATTAAATTTAAAAACCAATCAATTACCTGTCCGCTACATTCTTCTTAATCCATATGATATGGTGGCCAAAAGATCTACATCTTTTGAAGCTGGACTGTACGAAAAGATTCTTAGTGAATACGAATTAGAAAGATTGCAAAACCCACAAACAGATGAAGATAAAGAAATTTATAATGCTTTAACACCAGAAATGAAAAAGAAGATCAGCAAAAACGGATATTATACTGATGGTATGAAGGTCCAGCTTGATCCTAAAAAATTAAGATTTTCTTTTTATAAAAAGCAAGACTATGAACCATTTGGCGTACCTTTTGGATTTGCTGTATTAGATGATATTAATTTTAAAATGGAAATGAAAAAGATTGACCAGTCAATCTGTCGTACCATTGAAAATGTTGTTTTATTAATTACCATGGGTAATACTCCGGATAAAGGTGGTGTTAACCCAAGAAATATTCGTGCCATGCAATCGCTTTTTCAAAATCAAAGCGTTGGCCGTATTCTTGTTAGCGATTATACAACTAAAGCTGATTTTGTTATTCCTGATATTCAAAAAGTAATTGGTCCTGCCAAATACGAAGTTGTCAACCAAGATATTAAAGAAGGTTTGCAAAACATTATTCTTAATCAAGAGAAATTTGCAAGCACCGAGATCAAAGCTCAAATGTTTTTGCAAAGACTTAAAGAGTCAAGAGATGCTTTCTTAAATGATTTCTTGCAGCCAGAGATTAAACAAATTTGTAAAAACTTTGGATTACAACAAGTCCCTACAGCGAAATTCGAAACAATTGATCTTCAAGATTCTTCTCAAGTTCAAAGAGTTATCACTCGTATGATGGAATTAGGCATTCTGCCTCCTGCTGAAGGTATGAAGGTAATTGAAACTGGGGTATTTCCAAGTGCTGCTGATTTAGAAAAAGCTCAAGAAAAATTTGTAGAAGATAGACAAAAGGGATATTACAACCCAATAGTTGGAGGTATGCCTGTTCCTGTTGATTACGGTGAAGAAGTGGTAGCGCCAATTCCTCCAACACCTACGCCAGCCCAAGCTCCTACAAATAGAGCAAGAAGTACTTCAAATCCCGGTAGACCCGCAGGTTCAAAAACATTAGCTAAGACGACATATTCAGTTAGCGGTATTAAAGATATTGCTGATGCAACTAACCATCTTTTTAATTTTATGTCTTCTGAAGCTAAGCAAATTTTTAAGAAAAAACGTTTGAATAAAACTCAAAAACAAATGTTAGAAAGAGTTTGTGAATCTGTAGTTGTCGCTAAAGATATGGAAAATTGGGAGGCTACTGCTGCAGAATGTATTAAAAACCCCAATAAAATCATAGATTTAAAGCCTATGTCAGAAATTTTAAATATAAGTTCTGAACATGAGTTAGATGATTATGCTGCTGCTATTTTATATCACAGTAGAAAAAATTCTCTTGAGGCATAATTAAGTGTAAATTTTTTAAAAATGGCGGCTACATTTAAATATAAAACAGAGTATAATTTCGATATTTATGCTACAAATAATTTGGAGGACGAACTTCAAATTAGTAAGGCATCTTTGGATAACTTAAAACCATTGATTCCTAAGTCTATTGATTTAGATAGAAATATAGATTTGATTGGTGTCGCTTTCAATGCGGCTGTAGTTAATAAATTTAACAGAAATGGTGACGGAATTGATTCTGAGACCGCTGTTGATTTGATTGATTACTTTGTTAATAAACCAACTAATATTGAACACAAAAAGCAAAAAGTTGTTGGTCATATTGTTAATGCCGGTTTTACAGATTTGAATAATGATAAAATTATTGGTAATGCCGCCGCTTTAAAAACCAATGACCCTTATTTTATTTCTTTGGCTTCTGTTGTTTATAAAACCGTTAATAAAGAGTTTGCCGATGTACTCTTACAATCTAGCGATGAAGACAGTGATTACTATAAAAAGATTTCTGCTAGTTGGGAGTTGGGATTTAATGATTATGTTTTGGCCGTCGGCTCACAAGATTTAAAAGACGCTGAAATTATCAAAAACCCCAAGCAAATTGAAGAGTTACAAGCTTTTCTAAAAACTTTTGGTGGAGGTGGAAAGCTCAAAGATGGTACCCCGATTTATAGGTTAGTTGTAGGAGAGGTTTTCCCATTGGGAATTGGATTTACAACTAATCCAGCTGCTGATGTAAGTGGTCTTATCGTTCAAAAGAATATTGATCTAACATTAAATGATAATAAAGATGCACATGCAGAAGCAGATAATATTTTAAAAATTTCACAAAGTGAAAATAAAACTGTAAAAAATAATAATACTATGGATATTACAGAGTTCAAAACCGAGTTCGAGAGGATTCTCGATAC